GTCGTCGTCGGTGGCGATGTGGTCCCAGCCGGTAGCGGTAATAATGTCGGCGGTGGTTTTGTTGAAGAATTCGGCGAGGGTGCCGTCGGTCCAATACCAGTATTCGTCGGCATCGAAAGGAACAACCCATTCGGCGCCGAAATCGTTGGCGGCCATGTGGGCTAGGCGTGTCATTTTTTCGTCTTGGTAGTAGCCGGGTTCGTCGTCTTGAATGACTGTGACTCGGCCGGTGTTCGCGAGAGCTGCAAGTTTCCAAGGCGTTTCGTCGATGGAGAGGTTGTCGGCGACGATGATGTGGTCGATACCTTGTTCGAGGAGGTGTTGGAGGGTCCAATCGATGATGTCTTCTTCGTCTCGGACCATGGTGATGGCAACGACTGTCATTTGATCCTCCTGGCGGGAACTCCGACCCATGTGGAGTTTGGTGGAATGTTTTGTCGGGGTAGGACGACTGTGCCGGCGCCGATTGTGGCGCGTGGTCCGATTGCGGCGAGGTTGGAGATGACGGCTCCGGCGCCGATTTGGGCGCCTGCTCCGATGGTGACGTGACCACAGATCGTGGCGCCTGGTCCGATGGTGACGAAGTCGCCGATTTGGGCGCGTGTGATGAAGACGTTTCCGTTGATGTGGCTGTGTCGCCCTAGACGGGTTTTGGGGCCGATAGTGGTATGTGCGCCTATCACAACGCCTGGGAAGGCTTGTAGGGACGAATGAACGGCCGCTGAGGGATGTATGGCGATTGCCGCCCCGGATGGTCGGTCTAAGGCTTCTCGGATTCGGCTGTTGTTGTGACCGATTAGATAGCGGTCATACAACTCGAGGTCGATGCAGGGGCCGAGGATGTCGGGGCCGTCGACATGGTCGTCTAGGTATCCGGCGAATGATTGGCCGGAATCTTTGAGGATGGCGGCGATGTCTTCGCCATGCCCACCAGCACAAAGGACAACCACTGGACTCATAACTGATAGTTCCGTGACCGTCGGATCCCAATGTGAATCGTTTTCGGTTCGTCGCCTAGTTCCCCTAAATATCCGAAGGACCATCCGTCTTTCAGTAGTTCGGCGGTCAGTTCAGCTTCTAAACCGGCTTTGTAGTCGCGTGCCACAGTGACGGGGTACAGGCAAGGGTTGTAAGTGAAAAGGTGGCGTTGTTCGACAAAACCGTATTTTTGTTTAAATCGATCGGGGCCGATTCCGTAGATTCCGCCGGCCTGTTGTTCTTCTGGTGACCACGGTTGGCGAAGAAGCGCAATTTGGGCGAGGTCTGTTTCGTATTCCAAAAGTTCCAACATAAGGTCAATGTCGACTTCGTCGAGGAAGATGAAGTCGTCCTCAAGGTGGAAGACATAGTCAATGTCGTCGTCGAGGGCGTCCCAGCCGGATTGGATCGCACCGGCCAAACCACGCCTCGGACTGTTTTTTACAAAATCAAACTTGGTTGGGCAAAAACCGGCTTCTTCGCCGGAATCGTCAACAAGGATTCTTTGATGCCACGGATAATCAAGGCATTCGGCGGCGGACTCAAGGGTTCTTTGCAGATAATCCCAACGGCCGTCAGTAATGACCATCAACGCCAGTTTCTTCATTGGACTTGCACCCCATGACGCGCCCAACGGCGCATAAAAGCGGCCTTGTCTTTAACTAGCTGCTGCTGCATTTCCGGATCTTCCCAGTTGCCAGTCTTCGAGCCTCCGTCAATGTGTTCAACGGAGGTTCCGGTTGCCATGGCATACCAGCCGCCGGCCATATCCATGGACAGGACGAGATCGTTGTCTCCGAACCACCACTTGCAGTCTTCGGGGAAACGCCATCCTTCTTGGAACCATTCCGACTTCACCATGAAAGCGAAACCGGAAAGGCCGCCGGTTCCGTCATAGCGGTCGGCACAGATCCCGTGGAGTTGGACCACTTTTTCAACTGCTTCTCGGCCGTCATAGTTGGGGCATACGGCGACGAGTTGCGGATCGGTGCGGAGTGCTGTTGCAAGTGTTTCGATAAACGTGTCGCCGATGATGATGTCGTTGTTGAGGAAAGCAATGTTTGCTTTCGGGTGTCGATTCATGGCCCATCGGGCGCCGGCATTCCACATTTCGTGGATACCCATTCCGGCGGTGTCAATGACTTTGGCGAAAGTTTGAGCGCCCAACCATTTTCGGGTTTCAGGGTTTGAACCGTTATCGAGAACAAGGATTCCGTCGTGGCCGCCTTGGTCGTGAAGCTGCCGTAGAAGTGCCTTTGTCATTTTTAGTTGGTCTTTGACTGGAATAATGACAAACGTTTTTGTTGGTACTAGTTCGGGTGGGATTTGCGGCCAAAAGTCTTGAGTTGTGAGTGTCCGTTTTTTGATGTGGCCGACTTCGATTGTGGTGTCGACGTAACAACGAAATCCGCACGCCTGCGCGCGCAAACTGAACACATAGTCTTCGCCCATGATGTCGTGGACGGTTTCGCCTGTTTCGGGGTCGGTCCAGTCCCATTGGACATATTTGAACCACGGTTGGGCGTCTTTGCGGTTTGCTTCCCAAATCTTTTCGAACACTGTTCGATGGATGAGGACACAGCCGGATCCGACCGCTCCTACCTGCCAATGTTGTTCGGTGGGGATTGTTTGATATTCGCGTGGGGTCGGCGGGTCGAGGCTTTCGAAGCCGATGCACGCTGGGACGATGCGATGATGGGGTTGAAACTTTTCGGCCATGATAAGGGCGGAAAGGATTGGTCGTTCGACCGGGTCGGCTGATTCCAACATGACGTCGACGACGTTGAACGCGAACCGTTGGTCAGTGTCCATGAAAAGAAGCCATTCGGCTTCTGTTTCGAGAAATGCTTTTACAACGGTGTTTCGCTGCTGAGGGAGATTTGTTCCTGCCTGCGCGATGAGCCAACCGGGATGGTCGAGGACTCCGTTGTTTTTGTCGTCCCAGGATTTCAATGCTAGGAGTGAAAAGACAAAGTCGGGTTCGAAACTGCCGTAGATGATGCCTATGGCTACTTTCGGGGTGGTTGCCACTGCTGCTCCTTGTCGGGATGTCGGGGTATGTCGGGGAAATATCGGGGAGGCGTGGACCGGACCTCTCAGCCCCGACGCTGGGAGGTCCGGTTCACTTCTTTCAGACGATCAGACCTTAAGCACCTTGAAGGCGTTGGAGGTGAGGACGTCTGCGCCGGTACGCCAGAAGGCGAACCAGCCGGCTTGTCCGGTCGGACGCTGGTTGGATCCCATGACCATCGGCTGGTACATGATCTCAACGCCTACGCGATCGATGATCTTGTAGTTGCTGAAGTCGCCCAGAATGAGGACAAAGTCGTTGGAGCCGGAAACGATGGTGGTGTCCATTGATTCGTTCGAATACGTGTTGTACCCGATCATTTGCGCCGGAAGGCCGCCACCGTAGGACGCCCAAAAGTTCGCGTTGGCGTCGGTTGCCTGGCGAAGCTTGTTGTAGGTGTTGCGCGGTCCGAGGAACGAAGCGTTCCGACGGAAACGCGGGCCAAGGGCGTTGTCGAGGGCGTAGACGTCGGCGGCCACAAGGTCCGCTGCGCCTGCTGCACCTGAGGTTCCGGCGACGACTGGGCCGGTGCCGGAAAGACGTGTGATCAGACCGTAGGGCTGACCTGAACCGGTGCCAGTGACGTGAGCCGTCTCTTCGAGGCGGTCACGGGCGTCGGCGATCAGTCCACCAATTTCGGCAAAACCGGAATCGGAAATGACTTCATACGAACCGAACAACCAAGCCGCGGCCTTTTGAACAGTGATTGTTGGTGCTCCGAAGGTCGGAGTCGCGTCAGCGGCTTCGCTTCCTTCTGCGAGCCATTCAGCGTTCACACCAGCCGAGGTGACGCCATCCCACTGGTCAACCGTGATGGTTGAAACATTGGCAATCTGACGAACCTGATTGTTTGAACCAGTATTTGTGAAAATAATGGTTGGATCAAGGAACTGGGGGACAAGAACGCCACCATTTGCCGCGGTGAGCGACATGGCTGCACGCGCTTCAGCGTTTGAGAGAATGCGAGGGACTCCGGCGCTAGGAGCGCGGAAGTAATCCTCGAAAGCCTCAAGGTACTGGGGGGATGAGGTGCGAACGATGTGACGGGCCACGATGTCCTGATCGCCGGAACGCTTCTCAAGCATCTTCGTAGCGTTTTCGCGTGCCCCGTCAGAAACGTAGGACGGAAGATGCTTTTCGATGACGTCAAGTGCGCGACCGCGAAGTTCTGTACCCGATTCTTGTGAAAGGGTGCCGTGGTCGAACGCGTCGCGTGCGGTGTGGGTGTTGATGTTGATGGAGGTCAATGCTCCGTCTCCTGTTTCTTTGGCGACTGGTGCAAAGTCGGCAATGCGAGCCTTACGCTCTTCAAGGGCGACCAATTCGGCCTCGGAGGTGCGTACAAACTCGGCGCCGGCTTCCCATTCAGCCTGCTCGTCTGGGTCAAATGAACGCTCTTCAGCGTTGGTGTGCATTTCGCGAAGGACAGCTTTGACGTACTCGACGCCTTCACGAAGGTTCTTTTCGTCCATTAGAGGACTCCTTCGATTTCGCGCAACTGTGAGCTGCGTTGGGTGGGTGTGAGTCCGGAGTGCGTAGGCGAGTCCGGTGCAGAATCGGCGGGCCTTTCCGAAGTGCCATTACTGGCGGGTTCGGGTTGGGTGCCGAGAACAAGTGCCCTGGCGATCGCGTGACGATCATCTTGGGGCAGTGAGAACAATGGTGACAGATCAGCGGACCTTACGCCAACACTTGTTGATTCATATGCTGGAAAAACTACCGGCCCAAGTTCGAGGAGTTTGACTTCCTCGAGGGTTCGGACGGGGATGTCGCCGGATTCGTCGACACTGTCACGAACTACCTGAAAGCGAAATGACATTCCGTCAATTGATCCGGAGGCGATGGCGTCGCGTACTGGTTGGATCAACCAGTTGTCGGCGAGTCGGGCTTCGACGTAAAGGCCGTGTTCGTCTTCCCGAAGTTTTGTGATTTGTCCGAGTGGCATGGAGCCGAGGAGAGGATGGCGGCCGTGTTCGAATTGCAGAACCGGCATTTTGGCGTTGATTGAACGTTTGAATGCTCCTGGGCGGATTCGTTCTTCGAACGTGCCTTCCCAATTGTCAATCATGGTGGATCGGTTGAAGACGGCGGCGTAGCCGGTGAGGGTAAGGCCGTCTCCTGTGTCTTCGGCGGCGCGAACCTCGAAGGGGACGTCGCGGTAGAGGTCGGAGCGTATTTCGGTTGATCGGGCCGATTCCATTTCCATCATTAGTTCTTCCTGCATGGTGGGGTCGGTCGGGGTTTCGATTGTGAGCAAAGTTTCGGGGATAATCCAGAATTTACAGATTGCGGCGGGGTCAATGTCGCCTTCGACGATTTCGCAGGCGCGCGGTCCTTCATAGAAAGCACAGTTGCTACAAACCATTCCTTCAGCGGCGAAAGGGTTGACGTCTGGGCCTGCATAATGGGCGCCTTGTGCGCCGATTCCTTGGTCAAACTGGCCGAATGTTTCTACAGTGCTTTCGAGGATTTCGTACAAATGGTTTTGAAGGGGAGTGACGGGGTAGATGCCGTCAATGCCTCGGATTTTGGTGTCATCCATGACGGACCTTTCGACAGTTGGTTCATTATGCATTTGTTGTGCCATTCGTTGGCGCTTGGAGTTGCACAGAATACGCCCCAGTGTGAACCAGTACCGTTGAATCGCCAGTGTCAATGAACTTCGTGACAGTGGAAGGTTCGTAGCCGGCTTCGACTAGTTGCCGCATAGACGAAGCCTGTGTGGCCCGAATCTCGGCTTCGTCTTTGCGGTCCTCCTGAAGGAACATGATTTGGGATTGATCGTAGGAAAGTTCCGCCGGAGTCCCAACCGGCAAGGCAAGAATTCGTTCCATGGAGGCGCAAAGGTTTTGAGCGGTCGGTGTGAACCATGCATCGGACCAGAGGCGTCGGGTTTGAGAGTAGTTGCCGGCGTTGAGGGCCGATCCGGCTAAACCTTCGGAAATGCCAAGAAC